GTCCTTCACTGCCCAGCCTACTAGTGGTTTTACGATGGGAACCGAAGTTTCGGCTTCAGGCCAAGTCATTACATTCGGTAGCATCCCAACTGGCGTTACGCAAATTATAATGTCGTTTGCTAAACTGTCTAACGACGATGACGATAATTCATGGATCATTCGCATTGGTGATGAGGACGGTATAGATGCGACGGGTTATCTCGGAACTGGTTGGAAGATGGAAGGCACTTCCGTAGGCGGCGCGACTAATGAAACCACTGGCTTCCCAATAAGCGAAAATCAAGCGTCAGGGGTCGCTGCGTCAGCGGCCTTATCGGGGCAAATAATACTTACTCTTGTTGCTTCTGATACATTTTCTTGGGCTATGACAGGCGCACTCTACAGAGATGCGGGGGGTGGTGTCGCACACTTTGGCGGTGGGACTTACGCCTTACCGAAGGTGCTAACCCAAGTTGCACTCACAACCACTGGCGGCTCCGCGACTTGGGACGCTGGTGAAGTCAACATTATGTACCAATAGGATGATGGCATGAACCAATTCATAGCAATCGTGAAGGTCGAGGCTGGCAAGATCGCCAAGTATCAGGACTACGATACCCAAGCCGATGCAGACGCACATGTCGTAAGGTCTGGTGGGTTCGTTGCTTCATATCCAGGTGGCGGTCCTAAGTGGTGGACAGCGGATATGGTCGCTAAAACCCTTGTCTGGAACGAAGCTGATTACGAAAGTGGTAGAGTTATACAGATATGGACTTCTCTTCGCAAGAAACGTAATGCTTTGTTAGCCTCAAGCGATTGGACTCAATCTCCTGACTCACCGTTAAGCGATGGGTTTAAAGTTAATTGGGCAGATCATCGTCAATTACTCCGTGATCTCCCAGAATCAACTGAAGACCCTGCTGACCCAACGTGGCCGGAAGCACCGGGATCATGACCGCTAAAGCTCAAAGCAATAAAGAACAAATTATTGAAATTCATGGTGAACTAAAACTGATTAAACATGATATTCAAGCTATCAAAGAAAATCATTTAACTCATCTTGATTATAAAATTACTCAAATGCAAAAAGTACTCTGGGTAGTATTCACAGGTGTATTTGGGAATGTGTTATGGGTTATCAAAACAGTATTGATGGGATAATGATAAGGCTATCCCTTGTTCTGAGTTTGTTATTCCTAGTCGGATGTTCGGGTGTACCCGAAAAATCAATAGCCACCAATACGTCTACCATTCGCGTTGACAGCACTCAGTGTGGCCCGACAGCAATCACAAGGCTGGAACTGGAGGAACTAGGGGAAACGGTAGTGGCTTCGGCCCTGATGCGGGTGACAGCATCAGAGACAGTGATCGTTACTTTTTTCAATGGCCGGGATGGTAATTGGTCCATTATGGTCGATAGTAGGAATGGCATTAGTTGCATGGTGATGTGGGGTGAACATTGGTTTATGCTGGGACAGAAGCAAGAAAGTTGAAGATTGCTTTGCTTTGGCTTATCGCTTCATTTGCTTCTGGTTGTGCCTTGCCGGTGCCATTGTCGTATTTGAGTTATGGGCGAATGGCTTATGACGCAAATCAGATTATCCAAGGTGATGCAACAACAACAGATGTCGCTTTGAGCCTAACGACAGGCATGGACTGCCAGATTCTTAATGTGCTGGAAGACAAAGACATATGTGCCAGAAAGGTGGAGAAAAATGAACTCAGTTACCATGATGCTGACAATCACAGCGATAGCCTATGTGCTGGTTTTCAGTAGCGTGTGATGGCGGTCTATGAACATTGGTCACAGGTTCCACGCACACAATCGAAATGGCCGTGGCGATTTTTCCGCCCCCAAGAAATTTCTTGCCGTGGTACAGGAAAACTTTCAGTGGTCAATGGACTGCTTGATCGTCTTGATATTCTGCGGGCTCGTTGCGGTTTTCCTCTTACTGTACTTTCTGCTTTTCGTTCTCCCTACCACAATGCTTTCGTGGGTGGCGCGGTGTTCAGTCTTCATCTCAAGGCGCTTGCAGTCGATTTGTCAGTAGTCGGACAGGACAAGAAGTCGATAGAACGAATTGCCAAGGAAGAGGGATTTACGGGCTTTGGATATTATCGAACCTTCCTTCACATCGACCTTGGACGCCCCCGCACTTGGGGGATGAAGTGGTGAGAGGCCATGAGGTTTTTGAAGATATCCTTTGTGGTTTTCTTGGCGGCCTTGGTCCCCTCAATCTTGTTCGCGGCGGACTCCAATACGGTGGTTACCGACAAGACCCCGCCGACTGCTTCAGCACCGAGCATCGTTATTAATAATAGTGATGTGTGTAAAAGCACCGCCAGCGCCGCCATCCAAACCCAGATTCTCGGGTTCGCTTCCGGCATTACGGTCACCGATGAGAACTGCGAAAGACTGAAGTTGGCAAGATCGCTTTACAGCATGGGGATGAAGGTTGCTGGCGTGAGCATTCTTTGCCAAGATGCTAGAGTCTTTGATGGCATGTGGATGGCTGGTACACCATGTCCCTATGAGGGACAGATTGGGGATGATGCTAAACAATCTTGGCTGGATAACCCTGACGATGTTCCAGAAGGCAGTGACCTCAAAAAAAAACAACGGCATCGGTATTGCTATCGGTATCGTCGCTATGTTTTTTGGTGTTCCTTTCTTCCTCTTCTAAAGCTGGTGATGGAGTGGACTCCAATACGATTACATCAGGAACTGCAACAAGTTCATCTACTGGTACAGCAACAGATGTCATAGTTAGTAATGACGATGGATCACAAACTACGACCACTACGACTCCAGTAACAACGACAACAACGATAACAACTGTGACTCAAACTGCTATAAGCAACGTGAATCTTAATCCCTCGTTTACAGGTGGCACCAGTACTGACTGGACCCTAGTAGCTTGTGGCGGTAACGGGTGTGCATTCGATGCCAGTGTTGGATTCAAGACTTCCTATGGCCTGGGAAAGATTACGCAGACACTATATAGTGATGACCTACTGGATTCAGATATAAGCTCTATTGAAACAGATCAAGGAATAACATTCAGCTTTGGAGCCAATGTAGACAATCGCCGTAACAACTCCTACGGTACAGGAACTTTCAGTGGTCAACGGCCTGATACATGGACAATCAAGTTAGAGATTTTCAACTCATCTGGCTCCTCATTAGGGGCGACTACCATGACCGACAATGAAGCAGTACAACAAGTGCAGACAGGAACACTCCACATAGGTGCTGGTAACGTGATTGATAACGCTCTGTTCACGATGAGTGGAGTGGACGCCGGTTACTGGGCTGGGTGGTACGGCCCCCGCTTCGATGACGTATTCACCACTTATTTATATAATGAAATCTCTACGGAGATATCAGAGTCAACTACCTACACCGAATTGATGGCTACGGTGAGTTGCGACATTCTCGACACCTGTGTAGATGATGTTGTGGACGATATAATCGCTAACACGGTGGATGTGGAAGATGAATTTCAAGACGATCCCCTCGCTGAACCCTCTATGGATGTTGACGGTACTGATACCGTTGAACCGCAAGATATGGGTGACGATATGGAAATGGTGGAGGTCGATCTGGCCCCGCCGCCCGAGATCGAACCCCCTACTATGGACGCCCCGGAACCGGAGATTTCGTCTGAAGCAGAAGCTGAAGTCGAGGTTGAGATCGAAGCGGAGATCAACGACGAAATGGAAGCCACCACCCCGGCGGAAGAAGTTGAAGTAGAGGTCGAGGTTGCGGAGACTACGGAAGCGGATACAGATGAGGGCGAAGATGAGTCAGCCGAGGTAAAGCAGAAGCAGAAACAGAAGGCGGCGAATAAAATCGTCAAGAAGATGGGCGATCGGGGCAAATATGACGGCGGCAATCAGTTGAAAACCATCGTGGTCATGAACGTGCTTGGGAACAGCAAGCGGTTCTTCGCTACGACCGTAGCGCTTAAAGATGAGCATGCGCGGAGGTTGTTCACCCTGACCAGAATCCCTGATGCGGTCATCTCGGACAACAACTATAACCAATACTTCATGTTTGGCGGAAGCAGTGTGGCCCATGAAGCCCTGGTGGACAGCCAGTACAAGAGCTAGGGATGGCAGAAGTCGAGTTTAAGGGAATCAAGGTAGTAGGCGGAAGCAAACTGCTGTTGATCATCCCATTATTGGCGACGATAGGAGGTAGCCTGTGGGGCGGTTTCCAGCTATTCACACGTTATCAGTCGATGGAAAAAAAGATTAATTCCTATACCGCGCCGGACTTATCAGGGTTCGACAAGAGGATGGCTGTACTGTCCAAGCAAATGGTAGCGGTAAAGGAATCGGTTGGGGCAGCTACCGACTATACGCGGGATATAAAGAACGGCCTCAAACAGGACATAATGCGTCTCGAAAAACAAGTTGATGCTGCAGATCGGCGTGGCAAGGATACGTTCAGGCTGGTGCGCGAGAGCGTTGACAAGAACGATGCTAAAGTCAGGAAGATGATTACCGACAGTTCGTCGAGGTTCGATACGCGAAGAGAAGCCCTGCGTGATGAGATGAGAGAACTGGACAAACGAGTGGACGGGAAAATCAAGAAAGCATTGGAAAATCCGTTATCGGGTTTAAGGAAATAAGGTGAAATAATGTTGAGTCTTCTGGGTTCCTTGCTGGGTTTCGGCACCTCCTTCCTTCCGAAGGTGATGGATTTCTTTCAGGACAAGCAAGATAAAAAGCATGAGCTTGCTGTCATGGAGGTGCAGATCCGGCAACAAATAGAATTGGCGACTCAAAAACTGGAGGCGGTCAATGTTGAGGCTGATATTAGAGAAATTGAGGCGCTTCAAAAAAGCATGCAACCCACCGGAAGCAATCTCATCGATGGGTATCGCGCTACTGTTCGCCCTACTATTACCTATGCCTTCTTCCTACTCTTCATTTTTGTCGAAGTCGCCGCCTACCTCTCGCTCACCGCCGCCGGTATATCAGGATTGGACGCAGTTCAAACTATCTGGGACCAAGAAACCAAGGCTCTTTTTGCCGCAGTCATATCATTCTGGTTTGGCGGACGTGCTATTGCCAGGCTTAGGTGATTATTGTGTTTGTTGTAGACTAATGCGTATCAATGCAAGCGGGTTATCAATCATTACCGCCTCGGAAGGTTTCTTGCCGACGCCGTATCGATGCCCTGCCGGCTATGCGACGATCGGTTACGGGACGACTGTTTATCCTGACGGTGAAAGAGTTACGATGGATAGCCAGAAGGTCACCAGAAATGAGGCCAAAGTTTTTTTACGCAGGCACTTGGATCGAGTCGAGATAGACATCCGAAGGCTAATTTGGGTTGAACTCAACGAGAATGAATTTTCGGCATTATGTAGTTTTACCTACAACCTTGGAAGCGGTCGGCTTCAGGCATCCACTTTAAGAGCGAAGCTCAATAGAGAGGAAAGGTTAGGGGCTGCAAACGAATTTCCTAAGTGGCGCCGCGCTTCAGGAAAAATATTACGTGGCCTGGTTATCCGGAGAGAAGCGGAACGTCAGTTGTTTTTAACGCCGGTAGCTCAGCAAGCCCCGCCTGGCTCTTTAATGTAGCTCATAGTCACCGGCTCCTGTGACCGTCAGGTTATGGTTTCCTCGAAGAATCCTCGAAGCGAATGTACCGTAATCAGCTGTAAGTATGATAAGGCATCATGCTAGAAATGGCAGAAATTCAAGGGTATCGTGACCTATCATGGTCTATGATTACTAGCTGATCAGGCTCATAACCTGAAGGTCGCAGGTTCAAAAGGAGAAGAAGGCGAACAAGTCGTTACATATTGCCGGGGATTTAAGAAGAAAGCGATCACTAATGTTGCGCCAGGAACCTCCGACTGAGATCCCGCTGGCTCGATGTCGAGTTCGGGTTCGATAGGATCTGACAAGCCTCACGTTTCAGCTTGAGGATCAGTTCTACCGGGGGCCTCATGCGGTCACCAGATTTCCAAGGCGGTTGAACGCCTCGCTTACTTGCATCGCCTGTTCCTCATTAACACTGTCGCCATACATCGCGACTTGCTCACGCCAATTCTTTTGACGGTCCAGGAACTCGATAGCCGCGCTTTTGATCTCGCGCAGCTGCTTGAGTTCCTCATCGGGATCCGGAACCAGAGCGATGGATCGAGCCTTATGTTTGATCCGGATAATCTGGCCTCGATCCTCCAGGCCGCGCAGCAGCCTGACGGCTCCCGATCTGGCCCTCAGTCCGAGGGCTGCGATGATCTCATCGTTTGTCGGTGGGATCCCATTTTCCCCCATATATTTTTTGATGAAGCCCAAGCACTCGGTCTGCCGCTTTGTCATGCCCAACTTGATCATGCTCTGCTCTCCTCATCCTTAGCCTTGGCCGAGAGGGTCTTGATCAATTTCTTGTACCGATCCTTAATGTCTGCCCCCAGCGCCTCGCGCTCCTGAGAAAGGCGCTCGATGGTATCATCGTTTGCCTTCTTGATGACTGAGGCATTGTGTCGCCGGTCATTGAGGGAGATCCCCTCCTCATTGGCGGCGCGCCCGATGGCTGCGATAAACTCTCCATACCACATATCGGCATCCAGACATTCGATAACATCATCATCCAGTGTGAGTTCCCAAACCCTGCTCTCAGGGGCCTCAGAGGGCGCTGGAGGGGTTTCTGCTTCCTCTGGTACCTTGGGTATCTGGGCCTCCTTAACCTGGACAGGCGGCTCTCCTGGCGGGTCATTTTCGATGGTATCCCCCCCAAAAGCTGCATCCAGTGGATTTTCGGGTGCGGTCTGTTCAGATGACCCTTTATTCTCATCTATCCCGACACCTTTTAGCGCATCAGGGAACGCATCTCGGATTGCGAACCCCCTGGCCCTCATTTGTAGCATCCGATTTGGATATTGTTGCCATGGCCCCGCTTTGTTGAGCAGACCGGCGCGCTTGGCTTCGCCAACAGAGAACGTCCTCTCGGTGTCAACCTTCTCCGCATTGACCAGCCGAGTGATCCGGCAGTGCGCCGTCTCGCCGTCCAGCCATTCCTGATGCCCCCCATATTGAGGATGCGCTGTGACCAAAGCGAGAGCAGCGTCTCCATATATCGTTGGCTTGCCATTGATAACGGCAATGTTTTGGAGGGCCGACATGATCGGCAGTCCAACTTCGCTGCCCCACTGCACAGCAACCAGGATATCCTCCGGCTTGCCCTGGAATTGCTTGGGTACCATGCTCGACGCCGCCAGCATCTTTGAAAACTTGATGGCTTCATTCATGGTCTTTGGAACTAACATTTTTCCGGTCATTACTTTTTCTCCTTCACGGTAATAGTGGATTGACGCTTACTCGACGCCTCCTTGGCCGGGACAACTTTCTCCGGCTGCGCTTTGGAGTGCCGCATCGGCCATTTGAACTCATAGCCTTCGACGGTGCCGGTGACATGGTTGCCGAGTTGCTCCTGGACTTTGGCGTTGATGATCTTGACGGCGTCCTCGCCCTCCTTGATCGACGCCTTGAGCGCCAGAAATTCCTCGGCCAGCTTGGCAAAGGACGGGTCCAGATCCTTGGGAACCTCATCGTCCCCCTCGCCATAGATTAAGAGTGCATCTGCACTGTTCTCGATGTTATACCAACGTGGGGGATCCTGGCGCAGCCGATTCTCCAGATCATTTACAGCGTCAGAAATGGCGGCAACAGTTCCCGCATGAGGAACAAACACGAAACATCTAAGAGAAACCCCCTGGTATAGGACCCCCAGCCCACCCCAGGAGTAGTTGCCACACATCATCTGCCCTTGCAGCTGTAACGGCCCCCGGCCCATGTCAGGGGCATCCTCGGGCCGGTAGGATGTAACCTTGCTCTCCAGGCAGCCAGGGCCGCTCAGTTCGATCTGATCGGCACCCATGCAATAGATCCCGTTCTCCGGATCCGTCCTGATAATCTGGCCCTGGCCTTCGGCCTCACAATCGAGGCTTGCTTCCAGTTCGAGGGTGCCGTGTTTTATGGCGTAGTCGATCTCCTTGTTGTATTGACGGATCTTGAGGCGGCGCGCCATTTCATCGATGACCACCGGCTCAAGCCTATTGCCCCAGCCAGTTGCCTCGTTTCCATCCCAAAGTTCGGCTGTTCCCTCTCGATGGGCCAGGATCTGAGCCATCGTTTCGTTTGGTGTTTGCCAGGGTGAATGCCCCATGATGCCGGGAAGCAAAGACGTAGATGCCTTACAGTTGTCGGTAACCTTACCAACCATTTTTCAATCTCCAGTTTTTAAGTGTTTAAGACGACCGCCGTGATGATGACTAACGCTGCCAAGGCTGCGACTTTCATTGCAACCAGGGTTGTCCAGATCCATCTGGGCGGCTTCCAATGTGCCGGATCCCGATCTGCTTTCAGAACGTCCAGCACCAACTTGTCAAATTCTCTTTTCATCACAATCTCCACTGCTGTCTGCGCGGCCTTTAAATGCCGAAATGTTGCGCCTTCGATCTCCTCAATCCCGACAACGTAATAAGGGAAGTTTGCTGTCGGATGGCCGCAGTGGCGGATCTGTAGATCCTCTCGATCTCCATATTGCCAGAGGACGTTGCGGCCAAACGGTCCTTTATGCCCCTTCCAGGGGCCGGTCACGTTGTAGTCATCTTCAGACCAGATGCCCCACTCTTGACCATGTCTTCTCATTGCCATCATTGGCCCTCCACTCTCTCGATGATCAGCTTGACTTGCTGCGGATGCCAGACAGGGCGTCCCGAGGGTGTCTCGATTTTGCGCTCGGTCAACTCCTTGGCGATCCCCCGCAGCGAGGTCACCCCGAATGACTTGATTCGCTCGATGACGGGATAGACATTCTCGGCGTTCTCGTTTGCTTTCACGGTGCGCGCCGCTCGACCAGCTGCTGCGACTGCCCTGATGTTCTTGCTTCCCAGCTTTTTACCCTTGGCTTTGAGAGCGGCCAGGGCGGCGGTGGTGCGCTCGGAGATCTTGACCTTCTCCAGTTCCGCGACAGCGGCAATGATATGGACATTGAAACGGTCAGCCATCGGCATGTCGGCAATGGCGATCTCGACCTCGCTCTCCAGGAGAACGGCGATCTGCGCGACGGAGCGGCCCAGCCTGTCAACCTTGGCAACCAGGAGCGCCGCCTTTTCTTTCCGGCATAGTTCCAGAGCGGCCATCAACTCGGGCCGGTCATCCTTGCTCCCACTTTCGACCTCAGAGAACTCGGCCAGGATCTCCGCGCCTCGTGCAGCCGCCAGATCCTCGACGGCTTTGCGCTGCGCTTCCATACCCAAGCCAGCGATCCCCTGCTTGTCAGTGGAGACTCTCAGATAGGTAACGTATTTCATATTTATCCTCCCTCAATCATCCTTGAGGGCGTGGAGGGCGATAACCAGCCCCTCAATTTCGGACTTCCTGTAGTCCCGGAGATCCTCAGAACTGCGGCTCCGGACGCCATAGTCCGCCGTGATTAAGCGTAAGAGAAGATCGCGGAAGAGGCTCTCTCTCCCGTTCTTCGCGTCGGGGAATAGGCTGTTGAACTCATGCTCCTCGAAAAGATTAAATCCTAATGTCATTGGTCAGTACCTCCTATTAAGTGTTTCTCTCACGCCCCTACCCCGGCCACCGTTTCCGGCTCCGGGGATGGGGGCTGATGCCCGTCAATCCATCCAGCCATCGTAATATGTCGCCTCGATGCCGCAGTCTTTGAGATAGGCCAGGGCGGGATCCACGCTCTTGTAAGCCGAGACGTTGCCCTGGCATGGGGGGCTGGTAACAACCGTCAACGGCTCTGCTGATCGCTTCCTGGGGCCTCGGTACCAGATCCGGATCCCCTTCCCGCCGCAGCAAGAGCCCTCATCCTTGGATCCCTGGCCCAGCCATTCCTCCATCCAGGCCATCTCGGCGGTTTTTAACTTGTCTGAGATCTCAGCGAGATCCGCTTTCTCATAGGCATCAACAAAATCGCCGCTGCCTTTGTAATATGTTTCGATGTTTTTCATGCTTCCATCTCCTCACTCATGGTTTCCGCGATTTCTTCGGCCTCTCTGGCCCTGTCCAGGACCGCTTCAACCCTGGCATACTCATC